ATCACTAACTGCGCTGATTCAGATGCTAAATGGTATTGCTGGCACTGCGCCTAAGCAGGAAAAGCCAGAGTTTGAAGTTATCAAGGATCTTATCCATCGTCTTGATAAGCTGGACCGAGCCGAGCAGCCTATGCAAGTTGACGTTGAAGGCTCCAAAGTAACGGTTAAGAAAGGCCAAGACGTTGTAACAGCTAAGGGGTAATCATGCTTTCGTTACTATCTACGCTGGGTGGACTCTTAATCTCCGGCCTACCCAAGCTGCTTGATTACTTCCAAAACAAAGCTGACCAGGCTCATGAGCTTGAGCTTGCACGGATGCAGTCTGAGAGGGAGCTAGCACTTGCCAAGGAAGGGTATATAGCCCAACAGCGGGTGGAAGAGATACGCACCGATCAGATTGCCATGCAGACTGATGCGCAAATGACCGTGGCCGCGCTGGACCATGACAAACAAATCATTGAGAAGTCCAGCAGGTGGGTGGTTAATTACATTGGCACGGTACGTCCTAATGTCACTTACTTGCTAATCCTAGAACTCATCGCCGTTAATGCGGTGCTTGCGTATTACGTTTGGCAGCATCCCCATCTTGTTCAATCCATGGACGACCTGATCAAGGTTGCTGAGATTATCTTCTCGGACGATGAGATGGCCATGCTTGGCGGCATTATTGGATTTTGGTTCGGTTCTAGAAGTTGGAACAAGAAGTGAAAACAGGGCAGGCAGGCATTGATTTGATGCACCGCTTTGAGGGTAAAAGCCTCAAGCCTTACTTATGCCCTGCTCATATTTGGACGATTGGCTACGGCCATGTGCTGTACCAAGATCAGATCAAGCTACCCGTATTGAGGAAAGATGGCTATACCGGCATCCTTCGCAAGGACTACCCGCTCGCAGCCCAAGATAATCGTACTTGGACGCAGGAGGAGATTGATCGCCTTTTTGAGGATGATCTCGTCCGTTTTGAACGCAGTGTACTTAGAATGTCTCCTAATCTTGCTGGCCGTCAGTCAAGCTTCGACGCTGTGGTCAGTTTTGCTTTCAACGCTGGACCCGGGCGGTACCAGAGTTCTACGATAAGGATGAAAAACAATCGCGGCGACTATGAAGGTGCGGCGGAAGCGTTTATGATGTGGACTATGGGTGGCGGCAAAGTGTTACCGGGATTGGTGCGCCGCCGCAAAGCTGAAAAAGCTCTGTATCTCGCGGGGTAAATCTAAATGAGTCCTTTGCGCTTGTCCCAATACGCTTTCTTGGCTGCGGCTAGTTTGGCTCTATATTCAGGCGTATCAAAAGCAGCGCGTTTAGCAGCATATTCAGGTGAAGCCATCGTGGCTCTTAAGCGTTCTTTACGCTGGGCTAGGGCTACCGGGTCGGACATTTTTTCTCGGCGCTTACCTTGTGCAGCTCGGATGCCTTCAATTCGTTTGGCATCAAACTCCAGGTCTTTGCCGTTGCGTTCTGCCCAAGATTTCATCCCTGGGTTGGCTAGTAAGTTTTCTCGCAAAGTGTTTTTGGTGGATTCAGGTAGGTCGCGTTTCTTACCTATCCTAGCATTGACGGTCGATGATCGATACTCTTCGGTCTTCCATAACTCAACAAGTTTTTGTTTGGTTTCTTCGCTAGACCTATGAAACTCACCACCAGAAGAAATGTTAGTGAGGGTGCCTCCGTCACGGATGCGCTTAAATTTTGCTATGAACATTTGCTCCATAGACTTAGCATCTTCTTCGGTGGCCGCACTATGTATCTCAACAATTACAGCATCAGCTCCAATTTCAGCAAGTTTCTGCAAGCAAGCTTTATTGCGATGGCACTTTGCTTTGGGATTTGTCCTTCCAAGGGTGCTGCCCATCCCGACGTAAAAAGGGGTGCCGCTTGGGTCTTTCCAGATGTATACGTACATGGTGTTCTCCTTGTTAAAGTAGGAGAATTATAGCATGCCCTTGCAAAAAATTATAGCGAGACCCGGAACGAATCGTGAAAATACGCGGTACACCAACGAAGCGGGATGGTATGTCTCAGAGAAAGTTCGTTTCCGCCAAGGTACGCCTGAAAAGATTGGCGGGTGGGTAAGAATATCGCAAGCTACTTTTCTGGGTATCTGTCGCTCTTTATGGAACTGGGTTACTTTAAGCAACTCCAACCTCTTAGGCGTAGGCACCAACCTCAAGTATTACATTGAGCAGGGCGGTGCTTATTCAGACATTACGCCTATCAGGAAAACACAGTCCGTCACTTTTGCTGCGGTTACTGCATCTCCCTTCTCCTCCACCATCACGGTTACATCGGCAAGCCATGGGGCTATTACTGGGGATTTTGTCACCTTCTCAGGGGCGGTGAGTCTTGGTGGAAACATCACTGCAGCGGTACTTAATCAGCAGTATCAAATAGATTCTGTACCTACATTAAATACCTTTACGTTTACTGCCAAGAATCCAAGCACGGGTGCAACTGTTACTTCCAATGCTTCGGATGTTGGTAATGGCGGGGGATCTTCGGTTGGTGCTTTTCAGGTCAATACTGGGCCTGGCATTGCTCAGGTTCCTCTGATTGGCTGGGGCGCAGGTGCTTGGGGCAGTGGCTCATGGGGGGTTACGCCACAGGTTACAGATCCACTGAGGATATGGAACGCAGGCAACTGGGGCGAAGACCTTGTGTTTGGACCGAGGGCGGCTGGTATTTATTACTGGGATGCAACCAACGGTATATCGAGCAGGGGCGTAGCACTTAGCAGTCTTGGCGGCACGGTAACGATTACGATTGCATCGCCGGCTGTTGTCACGTTTGGTGTGGTTCTTGCAGAGGGTACTTCTGTATCGTTTACAACGACTGGGGCGCTTCCAACAGGTCTATCTGTAGGCACAACGTACTACTTGCGTAATGTATCTGGGCTGTCGGCAAACCTTTCTTCCACGCCAACGGGTTCGGTGATCACGACAACTGGTACTCAGTCAGGTACGCATTCCATGGTTCTTGAGGATGTACCAAAGTACCAGTATTCACTGATCATTTCTGATGCCTTGCGATATCTCATGGTCTTTGGATGTAATGACATCGGAAGCACTGTGGCTGATCCCATGCTTATTCGCTGGTGCGATCAGGAATCCTTGGTTGATTGGCTTCCATCGACGACCAATACCGCAGGATCAATCAGGCTTTCCCATGGGTCGCAGATCATTACGGTCCAGCAGACCCGCCAAGAGATCCTTGCATGGACGGATTCAGCCCTCTTTTCCATTCAATATCTTGGGCCGCCACTGGTCTTTGGCTCCCAAATCCTTGCGGATAACACGTCCATCATTGGCCCTAACGCCACGGCTAATGCTTCTGGTGTGACTTACTGGATGGGCGTGGATAAGTTCTATTTGTACAACGGGCGTGTACAGACGCTTAACTGTGACCTACGCAGATATATCTTTAATGATATAAATCGTTACCAGAACTTCCAGGTATTTGCCGGGACCAATGAAGGTTTCAACGAGGTCTGGTGGTTCTACTGCTCGGCTAATTCCACGACCATTGATCGCTATGTCGTGTTTAACTACGCAGAGAATGTCTGGTACTACGGAACCATGGCACGTACGGCGTGGAGTGATTCGGGTCTGAGACAGTACCCACAGGCTGCGACTTACAACTACAACATCGTAGACCATGAGCGCGGTCTGGATGACAACGAGACTGGTACGGCGCTGCCAATCAATGCTTACATAGAGTCGGCTGAGTTTGATATTCAGGATGGCCACAGCTTGGGCTATGTGTACAGGATATTGCCTGACATCACGTTTGATGGATCGTCTGCTGATTCACCTGCCGTTACCATGACGCTGATTCCCATGATGAACTCAGGATCTGGGTACAACAATCCCCAGTCTAATAGTGGCTCATCTTCAGCATCGGTTGTACGCACATCAACCACGCAGATTGAACAATTCACGGGCCAGGTTTATGTCCGTGTGCGTGGGCGACAGATGATCTTTAAGGTTGAATCCAATCAGCTTGGATGTGCATGGCAGCTAGGTTCTCCGAGAATCGACATCAGAGCGGACGGTAGGGCTACCGGAAGAGGCGCATGAAGCTAGATAGCCCAGCATCCCCGAACCTGCCATTAGCGCCGCAGGAGTATTCAGCGTTTTACGTTGATCAGCTTAATAACGTCTTGCGGTTATATTTCAACCGGCTGGAAAACATTACCCGTAATCTGCTTGGGCCTGATGGCGGCCGGTTTGTAAGCAATCCTTTTGGTGCTTGGTCAAGTGATTCAGATCAAACGGCGATCAGCACAACTGCTGCATATGCAATTACTTACGATGTGACTGACATATCGGATAGCGTTTATTTAAGCAATAATTCAAGGCTTAACATTACCTATCCTGGTATCTACAACTTACAATTCAGTATTCAGTTTTCAAACACCGATACGCAGATTCATGATGTTGATGTTTGGGCGGCTATAAATGGTACAAATGTTTCAAACAGCAACTCAAGGTTTTCCGTTCCTAACAGCCATGGCGGCGTAGACGGGCATTTGATTGCATCGCTTAATTTGTTTCTATCGTTGGAGACGGGTGATTATGTAGAGCTATATTGGCGAACCAATGATTTAGGAGTAAGGATAGAGCACATTCCTGCTGCCGCTTCGCCAACCAGGCCTGCAACACCATCCGTAATCCCAACCATGTCTTTTGTTTCATCTAAACC